ACATGAATGATCCTACCTATACGAAGACGTTGTTAGAGGGTGACATCCATACCTTTAACAAGAATGCATTAGGTGAGTACTGTAAGGATAGACCGACAGCAAAGACCTTCATCTATGCTTGGCTGCTTGGTGCTGGTCAGGCTAAGGTTGGACAGATACTGAACTGCACTGTGCGTCAGGCTGGTGATGCTATGGATAACTTCCTCCGTTCTATTCCTGCACTGAAGGAGTTGAAGAGGAAGGCTGCTATGGCTGCACAGCGGGGTTACCTTGTCAGCCTTGATGGTAGGCGTATCAAGATCGAGTCGGAGCATAAGGCTCTATCTGTCTACCTTCAGGGTGGTGAGACTATCATCATGCGTATGGCTAACTTCCTCTGGTATAATCAGGCGAAGAAAGATAAGATCAAGTTTAAGCAGACAGTATGGGTACATGACGAATGGCAGACAGAAACAGAGGAGGTAAGGGCAGAAGATCTCGGAAGACTGCAAGTACAATCCATCCGAGATACCGGGGATTACTTCAACTTGAACTGTCCACTGGACGGAGAATACAAGATAGGTAACAACTGGGCAGAGACTCACTAATGCTCGTAACAAACACATTGACAATATACCAAGATATGCTAATATATTCATACGAACAACTGAGGAAAGACACAACAATGGCTACTACTTCGAAGACTGTAACTGGTGAGTTCCGTACCAAGGTTTACTTCGCTCATGTACAAGAACCCTCCCAGTTTGGTAACTACGAGATCAACCTCGCTGTTACCCCTGAGATTGAGAAGAAGCTTATCGAACTCCGTCTTGATGGTAAGATCAAGGATGGTAAGGAACGTATAAATAATGGTGGTAAGTTCCTCACCCTGCGTAATGCAGCTATTGATCTTGGTGGATTTGAATCTGAGATGGTTGTCATCGATCAGACTGGTAAGCGCACGAAGTCTCTTATCGGTAATGACTCTGAGTGCATCGTGTACTGGCGTTCTTACGATACCCCTAAGTATGGTAAGGTGATTAAGCTTGGCAAGATGATTGATTGGGACGAAGAGAACAAGAAGAAGAAGTTCGGTACCCTTAAGATCGTTGAGCTTGTCGAGTACGCTAGTCCGGTGAACGAGTTCGCTGCTGCTATGGACGCTGCCTCTGAAGAAGATCCTTTCCCTAAGTCTGAACTCCCGCCTCCTGCTGAGGTGAAGAAGACTAAGGGTAAGACGGTATCGTTTGAGATCGAAGCCTAATTGATGTACTACTCTGTTGACGAGATGCCGAAGGAGGGGGATTCTGTGGAGTCTCCCTCCCACTACAATAACGGTACAATCGAATGCATCCAGTATCTAAAAGATAACATGCCATTCGATAACTTTATTGGGTACCTTGAAGGTAACACGAAGAAGTATCTCCATCGCTGGAGGTACAAGAAGAAGCCACTAGAAGATCTCAAGAAGGCACAGTGGTATCTCAACCGATTGATTAAGGAACTAGACAATGGACCTTGATGAGTACCAGAACAAAGCTCTTGAAACTCTCCTCATTGATACTGAGGACCATCTTACGTATGGTCTTGCTGCTGAAGTAGGGGAAGTCATGTCCCTTATGCAGAAGGCAAAACGGCGTGACCCACGGTACTGGTCTGAGTCAGATCATTTCTTTGGAGACTATACCCCTCTCTTCAAGGAGAAGCTCTTTGCTGAACTGGGTGATGTACTCTGGTATCTTTGTTGTCTTGCTAGTCATCATGGCTTCCCTATGAATGCTGTTGCCCGACATAACCTAGAGAAGTTGGGCAAGAGGAAAGCAGAGGGTAAGATCCAAGGCAATGGAGATAATCGGTAAGCATGGCTTCTATTAACACTCTCGTTGAAGATGTATACCGTCTACTAGAAGAGGGTACTACAGAAGATCTTACAGAGAAGGCTAACGAGTTTGGTAACAGGCTTGCTTCCCTTATCCTAGACAGGCTCAAGCCTAAAGAAGAGAAGCGTACACTAAGGATGTCTAACATTGGCAAGCCTGATCGTATGCTCTGGTATGAAATCAATCGTACTATTCCAAAGGAAGAGTTCAATGGACCGACATACCTTAAGTTCCTATACGGTGATCTTATCGAAGAGGTTGTCCTATTCCTTTCTGAGGCTGCGGGTCATGCTGTGTCAGACAGGCAGCGACAAGTTACTGTTGATGGTATTGTTGGTCACATTGATGCTGTACTCGATGGTGTTCTAATCGATGTGAAGAGTACCTCTCCTTATTCCTTTAAGAAGTTTAAGGATGGTAGCCTTCGCAATGATGATCCCTTTGCGTACATCCCTCAGTTGTCTGGCTACCTTCAGGGTACAGGGATTAACGATGGTGCCTACGTTGCTGTCGATAAACAGAATGGTAACATCGCTGTTATGACTCTTCAGGATACCGATAGGGTAGACATCAACGCTAGGATTGCTCACGTAAAAGAAGTAGTCAGTCAGGATGCACCACCTACTCGTTGCTTCCAGCCTGAGCCAATGGGTAAGTCTGGTAATATGAAACTGCCTACTGGTTGTTCCTATTGTTCCTTTAAGAAAGAATGTTATTCAGATGTATCTCTTAGGAAATTCATTTACAGTACTGGCCCAGTATGGCTGACACACGTAGCCGAAGAGCCTAAAGTTTATGAAGAATTGTAAGCGTTGTTCTAAAGATATTACTGGAACACACAGTAACAGAAAGTTTTGTTCTGATAAATGTAAATGGTTAAGTCTTTCACCAGAAAGAAAAAGAGCTAAAAGAGATAGATGGTTAAAAAGAAATGGTGCACAGTACGTTAAAGAATACAATGCAAAAAACAAAGAAAGACTTCTAGAATTGAATTACAATTGGAAGAAAAAGAATCCAGAAGCTTCTAAGTTAATTGCTAGAAAAACTTTGCTAAAAAGATCCTATGGTATTACTCTAGAACAGTACGAAGAAATTCTACAAAAGCAAGACTATAAGTGCGCCGTTTGTAAAAGACATAAAGATGAGTTTACTAAGAACCTTGCGGTAGACCATGACCATAAGACAGGTGAGATTAGAGGGGCGCTGTGTACACACTGTAACAGGACTATCATTGGTAGAAACAGGGATGCAGAAATCTTTATGAATGCCTACAAGTATTTACTTGGGCCGTTTACTGGTTGGATAGCTCCAAAACAAAAACCACGTAAGCGTAAAAAGAAATAACTACCCTTAGCTCAGTTGGACAGAGCAACAGTTTTCTAAACTGTAAGTCGCTGGTTCGAGTCCAGCAGGGTAGGCCAAGCTGGCGTAGTTCAGTGGCAGAACGCGACCTTTGTAATGTCGATGCCGGGGGTTCGATTCCTTCCGCCAGCACCATTTATTTTAACAGGAGAGTATCATGACAATCAGAGAAGAGTACGAAGAACTTAAGGCCCTCGTTAAGGTGTACCTCGAAACAAAGTATGATGACGGTGAGATGTACAAAGACGATACCGAATGGTCTGAAGCCCTAGAGGAGATGGAAGTTGATATGTGTATTGCAGTTGGTCTTATTGATGAAGAGGATCTAGATAGTGAGTAAGACTCACCTGATTATCCCTGACCCTCATGCTGCACCGGATGAGGACTTGTCTAGGTTCAGTTACCTTGGCAAGCTAATAAGTAGTGTCAAGCCTGATACCGTTATCTGTATCGGTGACTGGGCTGACATGCCCTCGCTATGCTCCTACGATAGGGGTACGAAGGGCTTCGAAGGACGAAGGTATAAGAAGGACATCGAGTCTTCCTGTATCGCACAGGAGCTTATGTTCAAGCCTATTAAAGAAGCTAAGAAGAAGATGCCTCGCTTCATCATGACAACAGGGAACCATGATTATGCTCGGATTGAGAAAGCTATACAGAAGGATGCTGTCCTCGATGGAACCATCTCCGTTGAGGATCTACAATACACGGACTTTGGGTGGGAAGCTTATCCTTTTCTGGAACCTGTTGAAGTCGATGGTGTTTATTACTCTCACTATTTCCCAACGGGGGTCATGGGTAGAGCTACAAGCGGTGAACATCAAGCATACACTCTACTCACCAAACAGTTCGTATCCTGCACGCAGGGCCACACTCACACTAGAGATTTCGCAGAGAGGACTGGACCTGATGGACGAAGACTTATGGGACTTGTCGTAGGTTGTTACATAGACAGGAAGCATGACTATGCAGGAGAGGCTAACAAGATGTGGTGGCCGGGAGTTGTCATTAAACGTGATGTCCATGCAGGGCAGTACGACTTTGAGTTTATCTCTATGGAAAGAATCAAGAATGAGTTTCGAACTTAAACAACTTATTCTAGATAGGTTCTCTCTTCTTGAACTTGTAGAAATCCTTGACCTAGACCCAGAAGAGTTCTATGATAGGTTTGAGGATATCATTCTAGAACGCTTAGACAAGTTAAAAGAGATAGACAATGGGTTGGAGAAAGAAAAGTTTTCAGAAGAGAATAGTTAAGAGTAATCCTTTTGCTAAGGAGTTAGAAGAAGGACAGTATAGACAACGAATAAAAGAATCTGATAAAGATTATAAACGTCAAAAGCTGAATGTAAGGAACATAGATGACTACGCCAATGAAGAATCTTCCAACTGATTACCAGACCTTTATTGCTACC